TTTTGCATCATTTTAATATTTGCGGGAGTTGCGTCTAGTTTTTGCATGTGAGCATAAAGTTTTTGAACCGCAGCATTTAAACCCTGATGCTTCATGGTGTTAATCATTTCGCCGCCCTGAAGCCCAATTGCATTTTGCCAATTTGCAGCTTGAGCGGTAGAACCAGCAAGAAGTTGAAATGCGTGAGCAACGTAAGTACCAGCAGATGCACCAGTGGTACCACGAGAAGTCAAAAGGTCAATGTAGGCACCAACTTGCTTAAGGTTAAGTCCTACTGTTTTTCCAGATGTCAATACACCACGACCAAGGGCCGTAATTAATTCCGACATTCTAATATCACCGGCACCAACAATTGCGTTAACTTGAGCCGCAATTCCCTTACTACTGCGTCCCCCAATACCAGCGTTAGCGACAGAACCCATAATACGAGCCGCTTGTTCGCTCTGAGCGCCTGGAGTAAGATTACCAAGAACAGCAAGGTTTTGTGTTTGTTGAACCAGGTTGCTTAACTGTTGCGTGGTTGCGCCCTTGCCTTGATTCATACCAGCGGTTGCAGAAGCAACACGATAAAGGGCGTCCGCTACGTCGTTAAAATTTCTGCCCGTGTTTTTGGCAATGTTTGCCATATCTTGAGTAAGGGCTTTTTGTTTACCAAAAGCGACACCGGCTTGAGTAAACGTTTGTGTCATTTTTTGATTGAATGCCATGTATTGCTTGATGCCTTCGTACGCCAAACCGGCGACACCGGCGGTAACGTACATGGCTGTTCTTGTTAATTTGGGAGCATTCGAGGCAAAGTTTTCTGCAAATTTTTGATTTTTTGCCATCGCCTCTTCGGCGGCAGTAATCTGAAGTTGAAGACTTCTTGTTTGATTTTCTAAAGCAATGGTTTGAGCACGAGTTGGGGCAATTGCCTTTTCTTCCGCCGATGCAAGGGCTTCGGCGGCTGCGGCCGCCCTGTCTCCCTCTGCGGCCATTCCCCCCATGGCTTTTGCCTGATCGCCCATGGCCTTAGCACTGGAACTTGCAGATTTGGCAGCCTTGTCACTAGCGGCCGCAAGCGTGGAAATGCCATCTGCGGCTGATTTCGCAGTTTTACCAGTTTCAACCTGGACCTCACTGGCTTTTGCCAATTCGTCAATATAAGCCCTAATCTGTTCGACCGCTGCTTGAGCGCCCGTAAGGGATATGTTTACTTCAATATTTTCTGGTGCCATAAAACTTTCTTAAAAAGGCAAAAACCGCCGCTCCAAAAGAGCGACGGCTGATATGCCTCCGTCACAATCGGTTTAACTGTGCGGTTATCTAAATACTGCCCCCATGATCTGTGACAATTCTCCTGCTATTAATTTTGAAAGAGCTTCAATTTCATCTCTTTTTTCTTCCGCTCTATCCACTGCTACTTTTTTAAGAATTGCAATGTTAAGCAAAAAATCCTCTTTGCCCCGGTCAATAATTAAAGTGTGGTCCATGCCAAAACGTATAGCGTCTGCGGCAAGTTGAACCATGGGATCACTTTCCAGGGCTTCTAGAAAGTTTCGTCAGCTTCTTCCCCGACAATTGAACTCCATCGGAACACTTTGGTAGCAAAATCTATTAGGTCGCCCTCCGAAAAGAACAATTTCCTAAAAGTTTCTGAAGCGCTTACTTCATTGGGGTCAAGCCCAAGAGCTCGCGCCAAATCGTGGTCAACCATAGTTGGCTTACCCGTCGGATCGCCTTTACGAAGCGAATAACGGGTTTCCAAATCATCGTTCATAATGCCATAAACGTTTTTGCACGAAGGAGCCAAAATGTCGCAATACGCCCAAGCAACCCAATCATCTTTGCGATTCTTTTGCTTTTCACGTTTTTGCAACGCCTTGGCTAATGCTGAAGGTTCAATAATTGAAACTTCACAATAAACTTCAGGGTCTTCCCATCGAGAAACCTGAAAAGATCGCACCAATTCGTTGGCAATCTTTTCACGGCGGCTCTTTAGTTCAAACAGTGGTGTTTCATCGCCCGTAAATTCTGAATCCAAACGTGGTTCAGGCCAAGACGGAGCATCGTCTTCAACGTCAATATCGACTTCAGCACCTTCGGCGCCGTTTTCAATTTTAATTTCTACCATTTGTGTTCCTCTCACTTATTTTTAATTTTAATACCAATTGGTTATTAACCGCTGATTGTCTCCACCGAAATGTCTACCTCAAAAACACGAGGTGCGTTGCTGTTGGAGTCAGTTTTTCCGTCTTTAATACCAATAAGTCTACCCTGGTAAACACGGGGTGATCCCCATGGGGTGCCATTGTCGTCAAGCGGCTGAAGCGTGATGCTTGCAAGTTGACGACCGGCCTGCCCGTGAAGGGCAGAAATGATTGCGTGGTCACGTTGGGTGCTGTAAACGCGCCCAACCATGACATCTGAATATGCGGGAAGCGAGTTGTAGGTCACTTCTGGTCCCATGCCGCCTGGGCGGTGCTTAACAGAGGGGGCTGTGACATCGCCACCAGTAAAGGTGTCAAATACGCCATAGTCCACTCCGCCAACGTTGAGGCTTACAAGCCACTGTTGCTCGGAACCGAAAAAGTGTCGCCCGTCAGGAACGGCCATAATATCTCCTAGTTATTTTGAGGTTTGCGGATTAGTACGAGGGAAGACTTGCTGAAGACAGGTACTTGGTGACAGTGATCGACACTTGCTCTGCCTGGGGAGACATGCGAAGGTTGATTTGAGCATTAAGAACACCGGAAGCAATAGTTGCAGGGGTGTTTACCTGAGGACCGCAGTTAACCGTGAAGGAATCTTCTGGGTTGATTCCGTAAATTGAGTTACGAAGCCAGTAATTTTGACACTGACCCGAAAGCGCACCGGCAAGACGAGCAAAGATTTGACCTTTTCCATCAATTTCGGCAAACACAAACGGTTCAGAAATTACATCAAGGTCACGCACAATTTGCATACGGAACCTAACGTTGTTAAGCATGATCCAATTAGTGTCCGTAGAAAGACTACGGAACCCATAAACCGCAACCGTGCCATTAATGTTACGAATTAAGTTAACACCAGCATTGTTACAGGTTGCCCTATCACTTGCTGAGTAAGTAGTTGTAACGTCAGTTGCGTATGCAGAACTACCGTTTTGAACACCGGCCGCAGGAACGTTTGCATCATTGATTGCGTCAGATGCAGCAATGTTTGAACAAACCATTGCGGAAGGGGGAACAATACGGGAAAACGTAGGTGAAGTTACATTTGGTTGCGTGCTAGCAATTCCGGGAACCTTAACCCAGGGGGCAAACATTGCCGCATAGGAGGAGTCTGTAGCTGCGGCAGAACCGCCAACTTGAATTGCCGCAGAACCGGCAGCGCCCGTAAGGGTCGCGGCGGATGCGCCATCAACGGCGTCAAGAATTGCAACTCGGTTATTGGCCAGTGCGTGGTTGGCAAGGGCTTGCCATCCAGCGGTTGTGGTATGACCGGGGGCAGAAACTTGTCCAGGTCCGTAAGCGGCCAAAAACGCGTTAAGAGCGGTTGTCCAGTCGGATTCGGCAACAGAACCGTCAGCGCCACTTGTGAAATACACACTTGCTGGGTTTGGAACACCAGTTCCGGAACCGGCAACCGCCGTAAACAAAACTCCAGGAACCGCAAGAGAATTGATCCAATTAACAGCATCCGTTGCGGTAAACAAGGGAGGAGAAGTTTGACCAATTTGATTACCGTTGTAAGCAACGGTCAACGAGTACCCGTTGGTTCCTGCTGCTGCAATTGTAACAATTAAACCAGCGGGACTTGTGTTAGCAGAGTTGGCCCACGTTCCCTTTCCAGTTGCCGTAAGGGTCAGCCAAGTTCCGCTTCCCGAACCAGTGATTGTGGCGGTGGCCGCAGTTCCGCCAGTTGCAACGACGCTTGAAACAAACGCACGAATGCCACCTTCACGGAAATAAACGTCCAGAGAATCGTACAGAACCGCACTAGCGGACGTGCGAGAGGTAACGGCACTATTTACATAAGTGCCAAAATAAGTGTTAAGGTCTTGAATTGAGTTAACCGGAACAGCAACTCCCGAAGGCCCACCAGCGGTGATGCCGGTGACGTACCAAGTACCCGTGGGGTTATTGGTAATTGGGCTGGATGCGGGGGTGTTAACCGTTACGTTAACTCCAGGGGCGTTAGCCATTAGAGTTCTCCTGTTCTTGCGTGCTTGTGCGCGCTTTGGATTTGGGCAAGGACTTTACTTCTTGATTAACAACGGGTTCAGACGCCTGGGGGGGCGTAACCGTTGAATCAACTTGAACTAATTGTCCATCATTTAGGTATTCTTGGATTCTAAAAGTTTTTACAACTTCATACGCAGTCCCGTCGGGAATCAAGGTATGACCCTCGTCGTCTGAAAGGATGTACGAAGTTTGAACTACAACTGAGATTTTTTCACTCATTAATGTTCCTTCTTAAGTTTTTTTAGAGACTGTGATATGTGCCGAACTTGAGTACGGAGCATCGGCAGGTGGCAAAACGGAGGGGTCGGTTGAAACCCCAAGGGCTTCATATCCGGCAACCGGAGTGCCGCCAAATGGAGTTACGTTATTTCCAACCGTAATTTCAAAGTTGATTTTTGCCATTCCGGTAGTTCGGGTAGCGGAATGTTCGCCTTCGTAGTACGTTTCACCCATCCATTTGGATGTTTCGGCAAACCCGCCAAGGTCGCGATGCTGAACAATGCAAGTACGAATGCAGGCAGCGTAGGCGGAAGTTAAAGCTTGCGTTTCTTGCCAATCTTTGGTTCCATAGATAAAAGCATCTATTTCAACCTTCCAGTTGGCACGCGTAAATTCTTGATAATTCTTGGGAGTACCCGCAGTACCTGGCACTATAACCAGTATAGCACATTGTACGTTTTTGGGAAGTGTTCGATATTCTGGTCGATGCCGATACTCTTGAACAACTTGTAATATATCTCCACCAAGTTGACGGTTCGTTTCAGCGATGTAGGCAGGAAGCCATTTTTCAAGAGTATTGTAAACGGATTCTTGAACGCTGTTACCACCAAAAATAGGACCATAAACGTCCGAGGAGTATGAAGTGTCCCAATTGGTCCACCATGGAGTATTTGCGTTATTGCTCATTTGGTTTATCCATACGTCGCGTCATAAGCCGTGTATTGAGCAGGACCATTATTTACCAATTCTCCCGCTATCCAGCCACGAACCTTGTAATCAAGAATTTGAGTCATTCTCACATCAATCGGAATAAACGGTCGTGCAGGGGTTCCGCCGTGAGTTTCGCCAGCTGCGCCTCCATAAAGGTTTACGGCGGCATAGTTAACGCCACTACTTGGCGACGGAACGTCAATAATTAATTCAAAAGCTGTTAGATTTGGACCCACCGATGCGGTAAGTTGTTGAAATTTACCAAGAACTTCTCTTTTGAGGGTTCCTTCTCGAACAAGCCTGGGATCAGTTCCTTCATAACCACGAGCAATTCTGTCATCAACTGTTGTTTTAGCTAGGGGTTCCCATTTGGCCCCATCGGGAGCTTGCTTGTTAGCAAAAGATCGCTCGACCATTGCGGTGTATTCCGCCGCTGCCATTTTCATTGCCATTCCCACCATGCTCATTCTTTCAGAATAAACAGTAAGATTAACAACTACTCCATCAATTGTTCCGTTATCGGTAAAGTCAATATTGACTTCTCCACCGGCACCAGTTCCTTGACTCACTAGCCACGAACCCAGTTAATGATGTTCATTTCTACTGAGGCTTCAATTTCTTTAAGGTCCATAGAAGAACGCATCTGGGGTTCACACTCCAAAATAACGTATTTAATGGCTTGGAAAAGGCAAGCACGACGAAGTGCCGGGGGCACCCCAAGGGTGTATCCGCCGGAATAAACTACTTTGACAAATGAGCCTTCAGGAATAAAAGTACCGAGGCGAAACCAAACATGACCGTCAGTAACGTTAGGACCAAGAATTCCTCCGTGATTAAAATCAATGTCTTGATAATCTCCGTAAGTACGGAAAATACGCATTGATGAAATACTATAAGTCCAAAGTTCTGGGTAAAACGGAGCGTACTGGTCAAGCCAAAGATGACGAACCAAGTCGCTAGCACCCAAAGCTGCTGCTTTGGAAATACCTAGTGATCCATAAATATCAATAGGCATATCGGCAGAAACGTCACCGTATTCGTCGGGAGAAATGCCAAAAAGTCGCTCTTCACAAATATGATTTGTAAATGGAGCAAGACGCCTTCCGGTGTTGTCTTCAATAAACGAAGTGGCCTCTACTAAAATATCAGCAAGGACGCTCGGCTCAATGCCGGATACAACTTCAGGAAAACGGAGTTGTAGGTCGCTGACCGTAGCCAATGCCAGAGGGTCTGAATAATTGGACCCCGTATTAGGCATGGTTACTCCTTGGTTGATTTACGAGCGCGTGCGGATTTACGAATTCCAACATTTGATGCGTTTAAAGCATCTTCAACATCGTCACCCGTTGATTCGTCCTCCTGAAGTTCAACCTTAGGTTCTGGCTTAGGTTCTGGTTTGGGGGCTGGCTTTGTTCCGTCAACGGCCCAAAACTGAGTACCACGAGAAATGATGTCATGTCCGAGAAAATCGGGAACCTCAATGGCTCCTTTATCTCCAACAATTTTCCATTCAAATCCGGCAACTCCACAAATACTGTCAGATGCTACAAGCATATTTTCCTTAGATTAGATAGGGTGACCGGGGTGGGCATTGGTGGAGGAACGAGGGGACCAATACCCACCCCAGATCAAACGACTACTTTCTTACTTCTAACTTATTGGATTGAATTAGTCAACAATGAAGTTAGGCGAGTAAGAGTTGTTGGTCGGCAGGACGCCGTTACCAGCAGTGCTGTCCAGCGCTGCGACAACGTTTGCAAGACGACCAATGTACTTAGGCGCACGAACGGCAAGCGTTGTGTCCGCAACGAATGCGAATGGCAACGAGTCCGGGCTAGCCGTAGTCGGGTAAATGTTGACGGGCTGCATTTCACGCACGTAAGGTCGAACGATGAAGTTCGGGTCACGCGACATGAGGTAAACGCTCTGAAGTCCACCGGACAAAGGCTTGATGCCAGCGTTGGGGTAGAAGTAGCCAACGGTGTTGCTGTTGGGAGCGTTAGACGTGTCCCAAGGGGCAAGTCCGGTTCCACTGTCCACGATGGTGGTTGTCGTGCGAAGCACGCCGTTCGTGTCAAAGTAAGAAGCATCAACCATACCAATCAAAACCTGATTAGTAGTAGAAGAACCGCGGAACACCTTGTAGTGCGTAGGCTTTGAGCCCTCAGGGCCAACGAGTGAGCTAGGAAGCGTCAAAGCAATTGCCAACGTGCTGGAAGAACCAGTCGTAGCAGTGCAGTCAGACGAAGCCTGGATTTCACCGAAACGTGACATCACAGCCGAAACCTTGTAGTGATACGCAGTCGAAGCGGTCAGTGCGGGGGTACCAGCAACCGTAGAAGACGATGCCGCAGCGGTCACGGTGCCGAACACGTTGGTACGTGGCGACAAGAATGACGATTTGACAATCGGAATGTTACGGTAGGTGGGAACGATAAGTCCAGGAGCAATTTCCACCTGGTCCATGAATCGTTGCTGGTTGATGAGCAACTGGCTCAAACGGCTGTTTGCCGAAGGAGACATAAGGAACATCCACTCGTTATTTTCAACAGGCTCAGCCACGTTGGACTCAACAAGGTCAATAATGAGGTCAAGCCCACCAAGGCTCAGGTTTGCACCAGCGGCGTCAATGGCGTTCTGGTCTTGACCATCAATCCATTTGTTGCCAGCAGCGCCAGCCCATCCACCAGGTCCAGCACCGTTGTAGTTGTCAATGGCACCGCCACCAACGCCAGGGTTCAAAGATGCCGTGGTTGAATAAGTTGAGTTTGAGAATGCCGAGCAGATGACGTCAAGGCCATCGAACTGAGGAGCAGCACCGGCCGAAGTGGCGGCTTCCGAACCCCAAAGAAGGGCAGTCTCCATGTCCCAGTAAAGACCTCGGGCAGCGCCCTCGATTTCACGGGCTCGCAAGTCACCAATGAGGTTACGAGTTACAGCCTGAGCGTAACCGGTAACAGCACCGATGCTTTGGAGCAAACGAACCTGGAAGTTTTCCTGGTTGTAGCTTGAGGACGAAGGCACGCCTTGGTTGTAAGCGCCACCGTCGGTCACAAACCCACCACCCGGAAGGGTGACTCGCTTGTTGAAGTAGTAAACCGTTGAATCCCACTTCGTTGAAGGAAGTGATGCAACGAGCGGAGCGTAACGACGCTGGTACTCTACGAGTACTGGCGAGATTCGCTTTGATACTAGAGGCGCTGCGCCAGCAGCGGTTAAAGCCTCTTGAATGTCTGTAGCCATAATATTTTTATCTCCTGATAGAAAGGGTTAATTAGAATTGCTGGTTACCGTCTGCACGGCCCCAGAGTTGCTGGAAGAATGGAACGTTGCCCCATGCTTCGTATTGTGATTCACGAAATGCTTTGGTTCCCATCTTCGCAAGGCGCTCGGCTGAGAATGCTTCCTCAACGTCTTCGTCTGCTACTTCATTGGAAACGAGGCCCTTGCGAGGCGCTCCGTTTTCACGGTAAGCTTCGGTGACTTCTTCCTTGAACGTGTCAAGTGCTTCCGCAACGGCCTTTTTGAGGTCCTCTGCGCTGTATGATTCTGCCATATCACCCTCCTGGGTGCTCTCAGCGGCCTCTACTTCAGTTTCCTCAGCGGCGGCTTCTGGCTCCTCTTCGGGAACTTCTTCTGCTGCTTGTGGTTCTTCGGCGGGAGCCTCTTCTTCTTCTTCTTTAACTTGCGTTGCGGAAATAGCAGCGGCGGTTGCCTCTGCAATCATTCCAGCAAGTGCTTTTAAGTCTGCTTCAGTCAATGATCGGGCAGGCACCTCGGGCACCTCGTCCGTCACTGCTTCCGCGACGTTCTCTGTGTCAGCCACAAGGGCCTCCTTAGTCTCGGTTGAATCGCCCGGTTGCGATTCTTTGGTGATAATGGATTCCCCACATTTGGGGCAAGCCGTTACTCCATCCGGAAGGGAGTAATTACAAGATGAACAGAACATGGCGGCATCTCCAGCATCGCTAGGAACGCCCTCCATGTTGTTGTCGTCCGTTTTCTTTATTTCTGCTTCTGCTTTGTACCTGGCACGCATTGCGGCGCAATCGGCTTCGCTCTTACACGGTGGGTCACCGTGCATAGCGTGCCATTCGTCATGGCCTTTGTCGTGACGCAGGATGTCGGCAATAGGTTCCTCGTCAGAATCAGAACTTTTGTAGTCAACATCGTCAATGTCAACATTGTCAATGTCCCCGTCCTGGTCAGGATCAAGAACTGTCAAAGCAGCAGTGGCCGTAGCGGCCAACTGATTAATCAGATCACGCAATTGCGTTGGGTCTGCTGCTTGACCATTGACAGAAATGGTTGCAGGTCCGTTATCGACAGTAATACCAACCCAGGACTCAATAATTTCTTGCAATTCATTAAGAAATTGGTTATATTCTTCTTTGATGTCGATGTTATATTTCTTGGCTGCGGATTTAATGCGGCCCTTAATGCGCTTTAATTGAGCTGCGCTGTACTGGCTGGCATTGTTGCCCTGGTTGATGTAGGACCATGCGGCACGAACATGTGCTTCCGTGTTGATCGGGTAACGCTTTTTCTTGTCTGCCTGGTATCCAGGGTCAGCGTAAGAAACGTCACCGTAAGGAGTGCTATCGGCCTCGTTGATTTCCTCAAGGCTCTCAATAAACTCTGAAAACTTTTCTTTAAAATCAAGAACTGAAATAACAGCTTCACGAGGTGTTTCAAAGTCAGAAACTTCGAACTCGGTAAAAGATTCAAAAATCATGTGTGGGTCAAGATTTGCAGATTCGTTAACGCGCTCTACGTCTTCGATGTTGGCTCCAAGAACACCCGGGCGAGAAGTAAAATCAATGCCAGAAACTCCAAAATCATCGGCGGTAACAACCTCTTGACCTTCGTGTTCAACGGTTTTGGGGTCGGTTAGCCATTCTCCACGTATGGAGATTGATTTTAAGAACGGGCTTTTACCTTCAATAAGGGTAGCAACGTCACGTCCCTGTGAAGTGTTGGCAATGTCGGCTTCAAAATGAGCTTTGCCTTCTTCGTCTTGAAAAACGCTAGTAACTCTTCCAACCATTGAAAGCGCATCGTCATTGTATGCAGCGCCATGGCTTGTGGCCATTGTCAAGGGGAGTCCGCTTGGTGATGTCAGTTGTTGCTGCATCCGAGCGACTGCCTTGTTAATGTTTTCTGCCGTATAAAGGCGCTTGTTTTTGGAGACTCCAGGAGTAAGAAACACTCCTCGAACCACCGCTGCGCGGTTTCCCATATGTAAATTCCTTTGGTCTAGCGCGGCCTAATGCGTTTTCGGTTTCCAGACCAGTGGCTGATTCGAATTTGCTTTGGCTTGCGTTTGTGAAGAACTTTTCTGAATGTATGTTTATTGGCTTTTCGCCATGCTGTACGCCTGTTATAACCACCCGGAGAAATTTCTGAATGAAATTTTGCTTGTCTTCCAGTTGGTCTTTTGTAATTAAATTTTATTTTTTGTTTAAAACCTAAAGAATGAAACCCCATTGGGCCGTGGCCCAAGGAGTGGGGTCTTTTTCGATTTTTTAAAGTTGCTTTGTGGCGGGTTTTGGCCCTTTTAGCACGAGCTTTTGAAAGATTATTTCTACTTGCTGCCAATTGCGCCGCTGTAAGATGACCTGCGCCGTGCAGCGCATGATCCGCAGCGGCAGCTTTGCTGACTGCTGCTTTTTGGGCAGCACTGCCCCAAGCCATTAACTTACAACTTTATCGACCAATGCAGCCGCTTTTGCTGCTGTAAGTGGTCCGTTGGTATTTGAAATTGGTTGCGGGGCAGGGTCGCCCATCGGAATCTCTAAATTGGTTGTTTCGTTTTCCGACACTTTATCCCTCTGCATCAGGTTTTTGGGGCGCTGGCACCGCTAGGGGTGACTGCAACTTGATACCACTTAGGGCGTCAGGCGCTTTGTCTGCCGGAACGTCACTAGGAACTTTTCCCGCATCGGGAGATTTTGCCGATTGGGGATTGTTTATCGGAACACCCTGAGCTTGAACAGCAGCGAGGTTGGCAGCCGAAAGGTCATTAAGGTCTTGCCAAAGAACCATGTTTTGTCGGTCAACGAGAACGGCATCATCGCCACCCTCTACCGGAGGTTCTCCAACATCCGCACGAGCCTTGTTAAGAGTCCAAACACCGTTTCGGATACGTTGATCACGAATTGTTTCAATGACTTCATCATCCCTCCAGTCAACAACACCAAAGCGGATAACCCAATCTTGGATTCCGTGAGCTTGTTGAAGAAGGGCATAGGAAAATTTTTCAAGAACAATTTCTTGAATTGGCCCACAGGTGTTAACTCTAAACGTTTTATCTTGTGCAGTTCCTGTGCCGCCACCCAGGTTACCGGCTTCAATCACGCCAACCTTAGAAGGCGGAACACCATAACCGGAAAGGATTTCGTCACGGGACTGTTGGAGAACCGACTGCCAGTTGGAAATTTGGTTAACACCCATTTCCTTGACGATAGCGCCACCCTTTGTCTCAAAGAGGTTTCCTATGTTTCGGGCTCCGAGGTTGCGGATAGCGTACTGTTGCTGCAATTTCTTGCGCTCATTTTCGGAGAGGGCCATTGGCCAGTCAACGTGAGCACGAATTGGATCACCACGTTTCATTGTGTCTTTTATAAGAGCTTTAGCAAAAAGCCAAGTGGTGATTGAAAGAATAGTTTTTTGTGTCGGAGACACGCCGTACATTGAGTCACCAGGAGTATCAAATTTAACGTGAATGATTTCGTGGGGATCAAAAGAAGCGTGGCGGTTGGTTTCCGACGTTTGTTTATATTTAGTAACCGTACCGTGCTCGTCTGCCTCAATCGTAATGGTAATTGGGTCAAGAGGATAAAGGGCTACCGGTTGCCCTGCCTCCCAAACAACTTCAGTAAAAGAATCGCCAAAGACAAGAAGGTCAGTAAAAACGCTTCGCATAAGTTGACGAATATCTTGCTGCGGGTTAACAAAATCAAGCAAATGTTGAATTTTTTTAACTTCATCAGGCGCTTCTGGCGCTTGGTGCTGGCTCATAATCGTTTTGGTCGGAACAACCATGCAGCCACCGGCAGTACTTGTGCGTGAAATTGCGTCTACGCTTGTGGACGCCCATGGGCAAGCAAGGTAGGCTTGAAGCAGTTGACGCATGTACGCTTTGCGGTCAACGACAGAACCAACTGGGGTTTCGCCGGGATTTTCTTCAGTGGCTCCACCAAGAGGAATGCCTGTTGGAAAACCAGCACGATTACCGGGTACGTCAGATGTAGATTCGTAGATCCCATCATCGGCAAACGATTCTTCTAAGTTTTTGAGAAAGCGAGTAATTGACATTAATCTTCCAAAAAGTGTGATTCCATGCTTAAATCACCAACAAACATACCGGCAACTTTTGGCACTTGATCTTGATCGTTCGCAGTTTCCATGATGGTCGTTTCTGCGCGAGTTGGAGCGTTTTTAGCAAAAGATTCGTCATCGTAAATAATTGGTGATGCAAAAGTTCCAATTTCCATGCACATGTATCTTAGCGCATCAGCGATGTGGTCTTCGACATTTTTTGTTTCTGCATCGTCAGGTTTTACCTGACTGCGAGGCAACGTGGGAATTGTTTCTATAAACATTGGGCAAGATTCTTCAAAAACATGAAGCATTGGGCACATGTCCCAACCCATTTCCCTGTGAATCAAGCAGGCCGGACCGGGGTTAAGAAAAGCGTGCACGCGTGCCCAACCATTGATCCTGTTATTGTTTGCCTGCATTATGCCGCAGCCTTGTTGACCATAAACGTCAGACACAGACAGCGGGGTACCGCGGTCACCCCACATAGAGGGGTCGGCAACGCGAATAACCTCTTGTTCTCCGGCATTTTTTTCCGCTTCAACAATGGCTTCTGCCTGTTGTTCTGCGTACATTCCGGAGGCGTAAATCTCTCTATAAATCCAAACACGCTTGTCGTTGTCGACTGCCCCCCAGACGGCCGCAAATGGCGCTCTGACGCCGTAGTCTATGCCGCAGTACCTAATCCACTCTTTTGGAATTGGAAACTGTGAGACAACGTGTCGGGAGCGATCCCATTGCTCAAAGAACTGACCAACCATTGCGTCCCAGTTACCGTCACGCATTGCTGCACGACGTTGCGGGTCGGGAATGGAGTCGAGAACCTTGAAATAACCCTTATTCAAGTGAGGGTTATCTGTGGCTTTGGCGGGAATAAAAGCTACAGTCTGACCAAGGGGGTTACCCTTGTCGTCCTTTGCTTCTACTACAACTTTTCCGTGACGGGTTGGGTTGATAAATCGCTTTTTGAGCGAAAGGTGGCCAACTCCACCAGGGTTGGTAGCCAATCTAAGCCCTATAACGGGGATCAATTTGTTACCAGAACGAAGGCGCTCTTCGATGTGGGCAATAACTTGCGGCAACATCTGGCCAGCTTCGTCAATAAAGAAAGCTTGGTACTCACCACCGAGGATTCGGGAGGCATCTTGCACCGTTTCGGCATAAGTAAAGTTGATACTTGAACCGTTGGGGAATTTTAAAACTTTGTTTGTAGCATTCCAGGTAGCCCCTAGCGGGCGGGCGAATTGCCTACGGGCTAGCTCTTGGAGGAAAGATTCTTCAAGCTCCGGGTATGAGCGTCTAAAACATCCAATACGAATTCCTGGGTAATTGGCAGCGAGCCATAGCGCCTCCATGATAAAAGCGGCTGTTTTGCCACCTCCTGCGGCACCTCCGTAGAGGATGGCGTCGATTTTTTGGCGGGAGGCGTCATGGAAAACCTGTTGCCTTTCAGAAGGGACGTAGCCAAGAAGTTCAAACACGTCTACAGCGTCAGGAACGACCGAAGTAGCAGCAAACTTTGCAAAAGGTGAATTAGACAAGGCTTTGAGTTATGAAGCTAGAAGCGACACGGTACATATGCTCTTTTTTGTTCTTGTGCTCCAGAACAATATTTCTATGTTCTGAACACAAAAACACGGCCAACTGCTCGCTCTTCCTGGCGTCAGGATAAAGGGCATAGTCGGCGGCTTCTTTGCATCGCGCCACGTCGCAGTTTTTATGGTTTTTATTCAATGTATCCAGTACCATATTGTCCAACCGCACGAAAGAAAGACCCCAGCGATCAAGGAAAGTGCTGTAATTCCCTGGAGAAATGCTTTGGACTGAAGGTTGTTGAGCATCACCTGGTTTTCCAACGCTTCTGCCTGCTCTCTACGTTTTAAAAATTCAACGTATTCAGCATAGGCGGGAACGGTGCTTAGGTCGATGACGGCCAAGTGCGGCATCCCCTCCAAATCGCCTGTTTCGTTCTCCTGGGGAGGTTCGTTTCCGGTTAAATCCCAGAACTCCTCGTCCCAATCCCTCATGTTAGGCAAAAGACTTCCCCTCAGAAATCAAGATTGTCGGAATCTCCGTCTTCCATGATTCTCTTAATGTATTCTTGAAGAACAGCATTTTGAGAGCTTGGAGGAAGTGTCCTCAAATGGGAAATGTGATTAGTTGTCCAACCCCAGAGCAAAAGTTCTTCATCGGTCGGAACACTTGTTTCCCTATTATAATTAGTCATGTTAGTCGTCTTTATCGTATTGTCAAGTTTATGATCTTGCCGTTGGTTTTCTTGAAACCAAAATCATTCCCTCGGAGTTTTTGTCTTGACGCCGCCACATCGCGTACTTGGTGCGATCAGGCCGTCCGTCTTCAATCCATTCTTCATAATCCTTTATGCACCAACCCGATTTTTGCGCTGAATACAATCCGCAAATATCGCATGGGGCTGATGCCTGGCGTCCTTTTATTTCTTCAGTTTTCTTCTTAATATTGTTAATTTCAAAAGAGGCTTCTTTAAGTGCTTTGTGGGCATTTTGCAAATTGTTTTCAATTTTTTTCAATTGATGCCGAACAACATCAGAATTTGATTGTTTATTTTGAATTTTTGACCAGTCATCTGCGCCGCCCTTGGTTCCAGGCAAGCCACGCAAAGCTGCCGTTTCGGTGCTTGACCCGCCGAATCCCCCGCCAGAGGAAAATTCTGGCATGGAATTAGTTGGCAAACCATCGTGACCAATGCCAATTGCATCTCGCCGCACTAAGTCAGTAATGGCTTCTTCGCTAATAGAGTCGGCAAGGGTATTGATGGCCTCTAGCAGCGCAAGGTTTTTGGCAATTCTTTGCTGCGACCTTCTCGATAATTTTCTTGCCATTTTTCCTCCGTAAATAACTTTGAATAAGAATTGTTTATATTAAGGCTGATTACAACCATATGAACAAATTTATATTTCTTGCAATAAACTTTCCAAGCGTTTTCTCAACGTATTGTCACTCAAAATAGCCTCCCTGAGCAGGGCGATTCCATCTTCTAGTCGCATAATGAAGTATCCATCTTTCATGGATTTTCCAGGTCGTTTTGCAAAAACAATTCCGTAATCGGCGCCAGCGTTAATTCGCTCAGACTCGGCTTCTGCCAACCAACCCGATGGATTAAAGGCTTTTTCAGCCTTCACCTCAATAACCGTGCGCGGAATATTTCGTATATCGCCAACATCTTCGGACCTTCCGGCTCCAAATTCTCGATCAGCATTTTGAAAACCTGCGTCCCTAAGAAGCGCCGCCGAATCCCGTTCCGCTTGTGACCCCTTGGCTTTGGCAGGATTTGCCATTTTGTTTCCTTTCGTATTTTTTAGCTTCCGCCGGTGCCCCAAGTGAAGCGAGAACTGTTCGCCACAGCGCCGTGTGGCCTCCGTTCTTGCAGAGGATATGGGCTATTTCGTGTTTGAGGGTTACAGTGGGTTGCCCTTTTGTGGTAATTACGTCGTATGGGTCGGCTACACACACCCAACCAAACCATTCGTCTTCTACGTCATTGTGGGCGTGAGCCAGCACGGTTTTCCACTCAAGCGGTTCTGCTCCGGTTACGCAACCGTCCCCGACGTAAACGCCCCAAAGATCCACAAAAGGAGCAAACCACGGGCTTAGCGATGAGGGTCTATGGGGACCAGTTTTAATTTTGACTCGTGCCATTTGACTCCTGAAAGAGAATCATGGCAATAATCGTATAAACGGCCAAATCCAAGAAAGAGTCTTCAACCGACTCGTTTACAAGTTCTTCGCCCCTGGCAAATTTTTGAAGTCGCTTCATTTTGTCGTTTCCACGCGCAATGCAGCCAATCCATCCAGGTATTCCAAAATCCTCTGATGCCCTTACGTTGCAAAACGGGTCGCCCTGTTTGCCGTAATCTTTTTGTTTTTTATTGTGCATTTCTTCCATTTTGCGAATAATGTCGGAAAAGCGAGTGTCTGGTTCAAAACCTGATTCATCTTTTGCCGGAAAGAATTCATATTCTTCGTCATTTTCGTAATCAAGTTCATGGTAGTAATTGTCTTCGCCAATGTTTTCAAAAGCTGTCATGTCGCAGTGAAAGGCAATGTCGGCCAAAACCTGACACTGATCATCTTCTTTCCAGTTTTCCAAAAGAATTACAGCATCACATTGTGTTAGTTCTTTTACATCTCGACGAAAAAGGTCGCTAATGTATTCATCGTCCAAAGGCTTAATCCAACCCTTTTCTGAATGAGCACCTTCCATGGCATCCAACTCGGCGGGAGAGACAACGGTATGTCCAAGATTGCGCCAATATTCAGCCGTGCGCTTAAAATCTGGAAAGTTGCTTTGGGGCTGATCGAACCTTGGGCCAACCAAAAATAACTTCATTTACAGTGTTCCTCTCACTTGATTTCATCGATGAATCCCTTAACTCCGTAACAAATAACATACCAGGGCCAAGAGAGGGAATCAAGTAAAACAATTCTTCGCCACTTGATAACGGAATTGGTTAATTTATATTTGGTTGCCAGGTGAAACAACCGCAAAAAAACAACAATTGCTACAATAATATAAATTGTAAAAAATATGTAAAAATGCAGCAGCCAGTAATTCACTAATCAAAATTCTTTTCGCCAAGTGCTAATTGCAATTGCTCTTTATATTGATTTTTTTCATTCTCGCGTTCGCGAATTTTTTTGATAAGCCACATAATGTCTTGTGTGATCATTTGAGCAAGTTCCACTGCCGTTAAAGCGGCGCTTGGGGATGCGCCCGAAACAACATCCGCCAAGTTTGAAGCGTTATCTTGAATTTCCAGAATTTTTTGTTCTTCATCCATATTCATCCGACATCTTACCTTTCTTTGGTCCACCCAAGTCAAGTATACCACGTTGTGGGTATTTTGCGAGTATTACACTTGACAAAGATAAAAAAATCAGTGTATAATGCAGTTATTGCAAAACGAAAGAAAGAGGTACAAAATGAGTTCAGGAACAAACATAGTTAGTGGTATTACTGGCATTTTGACGATTGGAGTCGGTGGAATGGTGGCGTGGGTAAAGAAAACTTTAACCGCCACGCTTGACGCAGCCCAAACACTTCGAGAAGAAACAAATGCTGAAATTATTAAAATTGAAGCTGATATTACAGCGGTTCAGGCGGACCTTTCTAAGGTTCTGGGGGCTGTTACTCCGGCAAAAGCAACTCGTCGCCCAACAACCACAAAAGCCACAAAAGCGGCTTCTGCAAAAAAGGCTTCAAATTCAATCAAAAAAACCACTAATCGCTAAATAAATATTTTCCGAGATAGCTCAATTGGCAGAGCACCGCACTGTTAATGCGTAGGTTCTAGGTTCAAGTCCTAGTCTCGGAGCCATGAAAACATTAATTCACGTAAATCAGCACAATATCCGTCGTAACGCCACAAAGGGAACTACGGACCCCGTATTAACGGTTAAGACGTATAAATCCAACACCTACGCCGATAGGGTGGATATACTGGATTCAGAAGGCCAGGTGGTTGCAAGCGTTGTTTATCAGCCCGACAAACCATTGTCTTGTGGTGCCAGGGTTTGGATTGAAACTCAAAACGAAGTGATTATTCGTTAAAACCCTTACCACATGCGCAATTTTTGCCGCAACCCCCGCCACTTGGCCCCTCTACGTTCTTAACATTGCCCGTCACTTCCCAAAAAAACCCATTAGGTTCTTCGGGTTGCTTTAGCAAAGCGGCAATTTTTTTCAATTCATCAAGAATTTGATCAATCTTGACATCGATATTTATATTAACGTTTTTTTCCTTAGGCACTTGGCCCCCCCTAATATTGACATTTGGCCTTTTCCGGTATTTATATTGTATCCTGGTAACACGTAGAGTAAACCCTTTAACAACCTTTACCCAAGAGGATGCGGAGCATCCAAAAAAATTTTTCAAATTTAGATGGGCAACCAGGGGATCATCCGCCCGACCTACCCTCAATAAGAACACTCGCTCTGTGGACTCTGCATCCACCCCTCAACATACCCTTCACCCGTATATGTCAGTGGGTTCCAATCGGCCACTATGGGCGTACCCGGAGGAGGTGACTGTCGTACAATCGTCCTATCGGGGTATTGTGGGCCTACACACGAATAGTCGTACCATGTGCCTACTCCTATGTTTAAACTCAGAAGGAGTGCCATAGCTTCATCTACCGTCATGCCTACAACATTGGGAGTAATGGCCATTGTTTTGGGTGTTGTGGTCGGAACGGGAGCCCCAAAATACTGTTTTGCGGTAGTTGTGGTGACGGGTGGCGGGGTATATCCGGGATGCTCCACAAGGCCACCAGAAGTCGTGGTTGTTGTTCCCAAATCTACTGATGTGGTGGTATCGGATACGTTATCAGATCTGATAACAGTAGTAACGGTATTAGCCGTGATGAGAGATGTCGTATCGGGCGTTAAAGCTGCTGCTCCAGCAAGCCCCCCGCCAAAAATAGCAGCAACGAGCACAGCAATTCCGTAAAATTCGGCGCGACTAGTGTTTCCTCCAAAAAATTTCACGTTTCTCCTTTTGTTTTTTATTCGGTGTCAAGCGCTTCACGCAGAATGCGGTTTTCCTTGCGAAGCAATAAATTCTGTTTGGAAAGTTCCATTAAAGCATCTTCTGGGTTTAAAATAACGGCACGCCAGCCATCGCCGCGATTAATGGCTTCTTCTCTGGCTTCTTTTTGAGATTCAAAAATGTCATGCGACGCGTCTTTGACCACCGACAGACCTTTTGTGTATGTAACAATCCAATAAACCTTCATGCTTGCTTCCGAATCGCGAGAAACCAAAGAAGGATGAATTGTCATATTCCAAGGTTCTCTTCTAGTAACCTATTGTAAAGAGTGTTTTTGTTACTATCAAGTGTTGTGTGGGAAGAGACAACACTAAACCCGGCATTTAGCACGTTTTCATAGACATCGCCCCGTTGCTCCATTGGCAAAAACGGCAAACTGTCAATTAAGGCAATTTCGCCAGAAATAACCCCAAAAAGCCCTCCGGAAGAGTTTTTTCCAACATTTAAGCTTGTTACAGTCATTTTTATGGGCTCGTGACCTTCATAGACCCCATCTATGGTGTGATCTTGAGTATCCATCTCAATCTCAAGGTCTTTTCCGCTTTCCATAAGTCCCATCATTTGGGACGGAAGTGCCGCTATAATGTAAGTTCCATCAAGTTGGTATTCCGTGGAAATAACCATATTTGAATCTGGGACGTAATTTTTTACCGTTAAATAAATACCATACCCGAAAGATTCGGTCATTTTGAATGGCGCCCAATCCATTCTTGCTCAAAACAAGTAAGCCTAGGGTGCATTGAAGATGGATCGCAGTACAATTGATTATCAATTGTCTTTGGTTCTTGCACAAGTTTGTTGCATTTTGCACAAAATTCGCTTTGACGGCCCCAGTATTGGTTGAGAGTTTCATAAAGAATGGCTTTACAGCGTTCATGCACCGCTGGATTAACGTCTGGCTCCATCGTGGGGTCGGAAAGAAAGAAGTTTTCAGCAGCGTAAAGTATGTTGTGAAGTTGATTTAGTTGTTTTGTAGAAATTTTAATAGAAGTTTTAAATTTTTTCATTTTTGACCACCTCTCCTTTGCGATTTCCACAACGCACGCAACGATAAAAAGTTTGTCCAAGCCGCTTATTGATGTTGTGCCAAACGACTGTTTCGCATTTGACGCAATGTTGTTTGTTCTCTACGACTTTAGAAGGCCCTGAGACGGCCCGTAGTGCGTTCTCCTGCGTCATATACGTCTGTGTGCCCGTATCCCACTTAATGTTATACGAAGGCTCCAAAGAAAGAATAACGCCCTCGTCATCTGGGTCGTTTACCCTGTACACCCGATCACCAATATTAAATTTGTTTATCATTCACATGCCTCCATGTAGCTTTTGCAGGTTCTACACATATCCTTGGAAACGCTTTTGTACCAAGATATGCGTGCCAGTAATGTTTGTATGTCCGATTTTATAGCTTCAGAATAGTGTCCGTATTCGTATTTTTCTTTAATTGCTCGGATCGGATCGACGTATTCGTCGTCAGACCAATCAAACGGCGGGTTCATGGTTCCCCACTGCGGGAAAATCTTCAAAATGGCCACCCTGCATGTCGTTTTCGATATACATACGAATCTTTTCACTGCATTCGCCACACAGATCAAGCCGATAGTTGCGGGTATTGGGGCTCATACTGTTAATAGTCCAAGAAAAGTTGGTCCAAAATCTCTGCGCCCACACGTCGGTGTCATCAGGTCCGGTGTCTTCGCTCAAACAGGCGTCACATCTGACCGATACTTCTCCATTATATTTACGATATGCCATTTACCATTCCTTTGTGTATTTGTCTATCCTGATAATAAGCCATACAAGTATCATCAGATACCATACCAAGCTAATATACCTCCCAGCGGCACCAGAAATCAAGTCTTGTGTTATTCCCGCTGAAAATATAACCGCACATACGGCTATAACAACAGATAAAAACACATAAAAAGCAACTTGAGGGTGATCCAGGAAGGTTTTTTTCATTGAATGTATTTTCTTATGGCTGAATCGACAAATTGGTTAAAAGTCATGTTCGTTTTGGCGCACTGACGACTGATACTGATGAGTTCTTCACCCGTAAAATCAATTTCAATAGCCGTTTTTTCTTTTTTAGGCACAACCCGGTACCGTTCTCCGGGAATAAAACACCCAATGTCTTCAGGGTCGTCGCTCCAACTGACAACAAAGCCTTCAACAACGGTTCCAGCAATAATGGACCGGTTTATGGGAGACCAATACTCAACTTGGTCGCCCAGCTTTGGAATTTCGTAGCTTTTTTTCATCACCAGGGTCCTTCTATTGTTTCCGGTTCATATTTAAATTTTAAACGAGCCGCTTCTTCAAATTCGTAAGCCCATGAAGCTTTCCACTTCACAAGACTATCCTCAAGAAGCATAATACCATATTCGGCATCTAACGCTCGTTGTTTCCATTTGCGTTTTCTCATTTATTAGACTATCTATCCCAAATTGAAAACACGACAGCGCCAACAATAATTAACGTCGGAATAAAAAGAATTATAATCTCAAGAATTACTGCCATTTTTGTTTTCTTCTTGTTGGGTTTTTTCTAAAACGGCAAGTTTATTAGCCAATCGCTGGCGGTGTCGAGCGCGCTGTGCTAAATATCTATCTTTTTCGGCCTTGCGCTCACGAAGGTTTGCTCCACCGGGGGTTTTTTTACTCATATTTTTTATCCTTACCGTCAATAACTCCTAAAAACTTTTCCCGGTTATCCATCTTCGCCTTCCATTGAGTTGGCTTCATATTCATCGATGTACTGATTGTAAAAATGATTTTCGGGGTATTTACTGACTAAACCCTTTCGTCCTTCTTCAGTATTTTTTTTTGAATTTTCTTCCCATTCCAAAGACTTCTGACGCCTTATGGCCTCTTCCCACATTTTATTCATCATATCTGGAGGCCATTCCATGTCGCCGTCAAGATCAAAACGGTCATAATCGGTTACTTTAACAACATTATTGTCGTTTTCTTCACCCAAATCTGGCTGAGCGTGAGTTCTAGGGTAACACATCCATTCGCCGTTGGAATGAAGCCAAATGTTGGCCCATTCGGCTTGATGAATGCGATCTGAGCAATGGCTACAGACAATAACGGTCATTTTATCCCCAATCTTCTTCTGTGCCTATTCTTACCACATGGTTGCAGGGATCGCCTCCCTCTTCCCACTCTTTCATTTCTCTTTCCGACATGGGCCCACCATCATGGGTTGCGCAGAACTGCTCCGTACAATAACCGTTTTGCACCCCATAGTCCAGCCATTCCCCAAAAGTCATGTCAGCCATGATTCCCCCTCTTCCTCGTTGTCCTCAAGCCCCAGCATTGCTTCTACGGAAGTCTCCGCAAGCCACTGGTCAAACCAACCCCTCAAACCGTACACTTCCGGCCGCCTCAGCAAAAAACAATGCTCAGCGCCATCTTTAGAGCTTACCGTCAACCCCAACGTATCGTCATCTATAATATCCCAACGCAAATTATCTTCTGTGGGAACTTCTGGCGTCATTTTTCCTCCTGGCTGAATCCGCAATTTTTTTCGCGGGGCTTGTCTGGGTCCCATCTGGGGTTGTTTTTTACTTTATCAGGTTTTGGGGGGGGTGTCAAGTACCTTTTGAGCTTCGTTTGGGGGGTAAAGATGAACATATGTTGGATATGGAAAGTTGAAAAGTAGCGCGTGGTTGTACCACAAACACCCCGAGTTTTTACGCTCGGGGTGGCTGGCGATCTTACTCGTCAGCGTCGGGGCCGTAGCCGTAGCGGATACTTGCGATGCCGTCGCGGTAGTCGTCGGCGCTGATCTCAGCGATCAGTAAGTCCTCTTCTAGTTCGTAGGCGTCGAACTCCATTTTAGTTCACCCCCTTCCCGATAGAGATAACGCCTTCGGCCTTGACGGTGAAAGTCTTGACCGGTTCGCCGTTGGACTTACTCCAGGCGCTAGGCAGAGTGACCGATTGCGCTTGCTCTTTGGTCGCCGGTTCTCCGTTGATCGTGAAAGTCTGATTTACTTTCCACCCGTCAGAGAGATAGAGTCGAAAGTAGGTTTGTCCCTTGTGCGTGATGACGTAGGGAAACTCTGACCATTCGCCCCAAGGCAAGCCGCCGGTTTCGGTGTCTTCATTCTGCGCTAGATTAGCGTAGGCGATTCCGGCCCGTACCGTTGCAGTCGAACGCTTCACTACCAAGTCGCTAGACTTAGCAGGGGTCTTGACGATTGACTCCCACGTGACGCGGGCGAACTGACCCGCCCCGCCGATTTCTTTCATGAACTCTGATTGATCCATTACTGCCCTTCCGGAGATTGGCATTTCCAACTCCTCAACTACAACCCTACACCCTGAAGGGCACGCGAAAGTGAAAAAAGGT